CTAGTAGCTTCTAGTAGAAGAAACGCTGCCCTCCGCCCCAAGGGCTACGGGCAGCTAGCTGCTACTCTCTAATTAGAAATAAGAGATAAGGGCGCGTCGGCGCAAACGAAAGTTGTGTCACGGCGCGCCGATCCAGCCTCTGATCGAGCGGCGGGTTGCCGTCACGCCGGAGGCCGCCAGCTTCGCCTGGATGTTCTCGACGCTGTCCCCCTTCGAGGCCATGGCCTTGGCCGCCTGCCGGGGGCTGCGCTGCCAGACTATGTACTGCGTGCCGTCCTCTCGTTCGGCGAAGCCCATGGCCCGCACGATCATGTTCTCTGACTGATTGCGGCTCTTGCCCCAGCCAAGCTCGATGGTCGTGACCAGCCGGCTGTCTGGCTCCAGCTGCTTCTCCAGTTCAGCGATCACCTTCGGCTGGCACTTGCCCGCCCGCTGGCGGGCGACCTCTTCGTCTGCGAAGACCGGGACGATCCGAAGCTGAACCTCGAGAGCGGTGAGCTGGTTCGTGGAGCCAGCCTCCCGGCCAAGGCCGCTGTCGCTCGGCTTGTTGGCGTGGTGGACGGCAACCACCGTGCGCCCCTCAGCCCTCAGGTTCTGGACGATCCGGTTGAACCGCGCCCACTCGTGGGCGTCGTTCTCCTTCATGCCCTCGAACGCAGAGCGGATCGTGTCGATGACCACGAGCTCGGGGTCCATCGCCTCGACCATCCGGCGCATCGTGTCGACGCCTGCGTCGGTGAGCAGGTTCACCGGCCCGGTCTGCTGGGCCAGGGCACTCTGGCTCCAGATCTGGAGGTTCTCCCCCGGGTCCCCGTAGCTGGACAGCATCTGCCCCATGCGATCGGACAGCGTGTCGGTCGAGTTCTCGTAGTCGAGGTACAGGGTGCGGACGGGGCCGGGGATGTCGAACGGACCGAAGGTCTTGTCGGTGCGGGGGACGCCCATGTTCCAGCATGCGGCCAGAGTGAAGAGGCTCTTGCCGTGGCCGCTGTAGCCGACGACCTGCGAGATGCTGCCTGACCTCAGCCACGGGTCGCACAGCACGGGCCTTGCCGACGTCATCGCCGACAGGCGGCCGATGTCCCGTGAGGTGATGAGGGCGAACGGGCTTGCTACAGAAAGATCCGGTGCCTTTCCTTTCCTGAGACGGTCGCCCTCCGGGCCGTAGTCGCTCGGGTGGTTGCGCCTGTCCATCTGCTCCGCAGAGCGGAGGGTGGCAGCCAGCTCCTTGTCATCGAGGGGGTCCAGGAAGAAGTCGTCCATGAAGCGAGCGGCTTCCGCCTCGAGTTCCTTGCCGACCACGCCCTTCCTGACCTGCTCGCCGGCGAACTGGATCATCGCCTGGTTGCGGCCCTCGCCATCTCCGATCTTGCGGCCGAGCTCCTTGATCCTCGCCTCTATCCTCTCCCGCACCGATGCCGTGTTGCCGATCGACACGCCGGCCAGGTTGAGCTGAGAGAAGTCGAACGTCTCGGGGTCGGCATTGGTGACGTCAGCGAGGAGCGGGGCGCCACGCCACGTCGGCATGTCGTCCCAGTCGCACAGCATCTCCCATCGGTACTCGAAGTCTGCGCCATCCTTGCGGCTGATCGACGGTGGGATGACGACGTAGCCACCGTCCCCTTTGAAGTCGAGGTGCGGGCAGCCCATGAAGCCCTTGCCGGTCACGGCATTGTGGTGCTGCGAACCGAACCGCATCCCGTTGCGCGGGTGGCGCCAGTAGTAGTGCATGCCCTTGCGACTGCGGACACGGATGGGGCTGTCGAGTCCGTGCGTCTTGCAGAACTCGATTGCCTCCGGCGTGTCAGCGTCGACGACCACCACTCCTGAGACGGCTCCGGTGACGATCCCAACATTGAAGTTGGACATCGACCGGAACCATTCATCGACGTCGTCTTCGGTCGACTGCTCGACCTGGAACCGCTTCCACTCGATGCACGGGACCTTGTTGGTCAGGCCCACCGGGATGGGGCACAGCCCCATCTCGATGGCTCGGATCATTGCTGAGTAGACAGCTTCATCTCTTTCCTGCGGCGTCGCCACTCTCGCTCCCATGCCCTGCGCCGCTTACTGCTGCGCTCCCTGGCCCGAAGCCTGGCTTGGTTGCGCGCCTTGCGCGCCCTCTCCTTGGACACTTCCCATGTCGGCATCTCCTCGAAGTAGTGGTTGAGATCAATGTCTGGCCATGCCGTCTTGATCCGGCACAGCGTTGGCAGGCTGACGGTTTCCTCCTTCAGCCAGCGGTAAGGGGCGGTCCGGCAGATGCCCAGCGTGTTGGCCACGACAGTCACCCCGCCGATGTCCTTTACCAGTCTTTTGATGTTGAGGCGGATCATCGTGCTCTCTTAACCTCCTGGCGTCCTGCAAGGCTTGTGCCGTGCAGTTTCTGCACGACCCCCTTGCGCCGGTGTCATAGATACGCTACATCGAAAGACGTGCAAGGGCAATCGAACGATGGGTTCGGCCCCAGACAGGAGGAAGGATGAGCGCATTCGATGACTTCGAGGCGGCGCCAAAAGCGGCGCTAGGGACACGGGAGGCGCGGCTCGCCGCAGCCGCCGCCCAGTATGTCGAGGCGGTGAAGGCTGCGAAGGAAGCGAAGCAGCTGGTCGACGAGATCTCAGAGAAGATCGCGGCCGAGTTCCCGGGTGATATCGGATCGTTCGCAGAGAGCTGCGGCGGCTACTCGATCAACGTCGAGCGCCGTGAGATCAGGCACTGGGACAGCGCAATGCTGGAGAGCCTCGTGGCTCCGTCGTCGCCGATGCCGCACTTCATCACCAAGAAGTGCAGCATCTCGAAGGACGACTGGGACGTCCTCAACGAGGAGGCCCGCGCCATGTACGGGCGGGCGCTCACTGTTCTCGAGGGCAGCCCGAGGATCAAGGTAAGGAGGGAGAGCTGATGTTCACACCACAGACCACGCGCTCGCTGCGCATCGACGGGCCGCAGAAGACGCTGCTCTACTCGCACGCCGGGTGGGGCAAGACGACCCAGGCCGCCAACTACAAGGCGCGCTACGGAAAGGGCCTCGTCATCAGCGGTGAGGCAGGGCTTCGTTCGTTGATGTTCGACGACATCGACTTCGTCCCGTTCTCCTCGTGGGATAAGGAGCATGACCAGGCGACTGGCGTGTACTCGTTCCGTGGGATCTGCCGTGACATGGCGTCGGCCGAGTTCAAGAAGCTCGGCTACAAGTGGATCATGGTCGACAGCTGGACCGAGGTGGCAGAGCGCTGCATCGAAGAGCTGGAGCCCAAGTATGCCGGGGCCAAGAACGGCTTCGCCATGTGGGGAGAGTACGGGGCCCTGATGCTTGGCGCCGCCAAGTGGGTGCGAGACCAGCCGATGCACGTTCTCGTCACGGCGCTCGCCAAGGAAGAGGCGGACGACAACGGCGGCACCGACTACTGGCCCAGCGTCAAGGGCGGGTCGGTGAGCAAGGCACTGCCGGGCATCTTCGACTTCGTGTTCGCTGGCGTGCGCATCACCGGGGGCGACAAGGCATCTCCTTCGGTGGAACGCTTCATCGTCACGGAAGAAGTCCGTGGGTGGCATGGCAAGGCGCGTGACCCGAGGCGTCGCCTCAAGGCGGTCGAGCGCTGTGCGGATGTGACCGAGCTGCTCGAGCGCGTCTCGATGAGCGACGACGATTTCGACAAGTACTCGAAGGCAACCAAGGCGGCACAGGCCGCGATTGCGGCGCAGGCCGCCAAGGAGAAGTGACATGAGTGGCAACTGGAGCTTCGATACCCTCGACCTGACCAAGGTCGAAGCGCAGAAGGGCGGCGCTACCCTCAAGCCGGGGCGCTACTCCTGCGACATCCAGGAAGTCGAGATCAGGAAGACGAGCGCTGGCGGCCGCCAGCTCGTGGTCCGTCTCGGCGACCAGAACGGCGGCGGCTACGTCACCGACTACATCACCCTGACGAACCCGAAGTCCGGCGCTGACCCGAAGGCGAAGATGGCTGTCGAGATCGGCATGTCTCGCCTCAAGAGCCTTCTGGTGTACGGCGCACACCCAACCCCGGATCGTCCGGGCGACGTCCGCAGCCTCGTGGGGCTGACCGTCGGTGTCGTCGTCGAGCAGGGCGATGACTGGGTCGACGACAAGGGGGTGACGCGCAAGGGCGGCGGCAAGCCGGCCCGCAACGGCGCTTACTTCTCGCCCGTCGGCGTCAGGGTGAACCCGACTCCTCCGCCCGCTCAGGGCGGCGTGGACGACGACATCCCCTTCTGAGCTTGGCCCGCCGTGGGGGGCCTTAGGGCCTAGCACGGACGCGCGTAAGTCGTGAGTGGCGCGCCATGAAACTAACCTCGACAGCCGGTGGGACACTCCTCCCTCCCCGTCCGCGACCGGCAACTTGATCCCATGGAACTTCCTGTAGAGATCCTGATCGACGAAGCATACGGCAGGGATGCCGATCAGTTCCCGTCGAGGACAATCTCGGCAGGAGCCATCGGCAACCCGTGCCTTGCGTTCCTCGAACTGAACCTGCGCTCGTTCCCCGACAGCGTCGTCTCCCCGAAGTCCCGGCGGATCTTCAGGGACGGCCACAGGATCGAGGCTGATGTTCTTGCCGACCTCAAGAAGGCCGGGCTGAACATCGTCGACAGGGACCCGATGACGGGGAAGCAGATCACCTATCTGGCGTATGGCGGGCATGTGAAGGCCAAGGCCGACGGCATCATCGAGTACAGCGACGGGACCACCCGGCTGCTCGAGATCAAGTCGATGAACGACGCCAACTGGACGAAGTTCAAGAAGCAGGGGCTGCGCGTCTCGCACCCGAAGTACGTCGCGCAGGTCATGCTTGAGATGGGCATGGGCGGCGTCGGCACTTCGCTCGTGGTCGGCTACAACAAGAACACGTCCGAGTACCACTCGGAGGTCATCGTCTTCGACGAGTTCGAGTACTTCGCCCTGATGGCCAAGGCCGAGCTCGTCCTCAGGGGCGAAGCAACCAGGATAGCCGACGACCAGTCCGACTGGCGTTGCCGTGGCTGCTTCAAGAAGTCGGCTTGCTGGGAAGGCAAGGCCGGAGATCCGAGCTGCCGCAACTGCAAGCACGCCGCGCCAGAAACGAGGGGCGGGTGGACGTGCAAGCTGACTCGGGCAGAAGCAACAGAGGTGTGCCCCAAATGGGAATTGTTCTCCGTCAGGGAAAAAGCCTGAGGCTGCTGTCGCCGCGCGTCAGGTACATGTCGCGCCTCAGCCCGGCGATGTTCAAGTGGTTGTCCATGTACGACCGCGAGACCGGCGTCCTGCCCACGCACATGATGACCGCCAAGGGGCCCGCGCGGGTCATGGAGTCGACCATCCACAACTGCAAGTCGCTCGACCTGGTCTACCAGAAGCCGAGCGGTCGCTACGTCATCAAGGCCAAGGGCATCAGGAGAGTGGAGAGAGGCGGATGAGCGCATTGCCAGACGACAACCCCAAGTCCAAGCTCGGCGCCCAGAAATCGCCGTTGCACCTGATCCCCCCGCCAGCCCTCATGGAGATGGGCTGGGCTATGCAGGATGGGGCGGACAAGTACGGGGCCTATAATTGGCGGGGCCATACAGTCTCTGCCTCCGTGTACCAGGCCGCCGCCATGCGCCACTTGCTGGCCTTCTACCAGGGGCAGGACCTCGACCCGTCCTCGGGAGCCCACCACCTGGCCCACGCCATGGCCTGCTGCGCCATCGTTATCGACGCCATCAGACACGGCAACCTGAACGACGACAGGCCGCCAGGACGATAGTCGGCGGGGCTGGGGGTATAACGCCGGGATGCCAG